CTTGCATAAGTTCCAAGTGCTGGGTTAGGTCCTGTACAACCAGATACCGTGGCAGAAGGTGTTGTACATGGATATTCTAAAGTACATGGTTGAGTGTCGTAACAATCACATCTGTAACAAGCTGTATTAGCCGTACAACTTTGAGCACATTGAGCGTCAGTTTGGAATGGTGCACAGCCAGGGGTATTAAATATACCTAAGTCAGTACATGACATACAAGGACTAGAAACACCCGGAACATATGGTACACAAGGATTTATACAATCATACCCACATTCTGCTGATAAACCAAAAGTACCCGCAGGGGATGTGGCAACACAATCAGCTAAACTTTGTGTTAAACCAGGAAATTCTTGGCATCCATAAGTACAAGTCCATTGGTATCCTAGTGTTTCACAACATGCACTTTCACAAATAGAAGAATCTAAATATAAATCTAAAGAATTTAGATTAGGTATTGTTATTGGTGCTCCACCTCCAAAAGCAGTGAAATAATCATTCATAGCTGCGGTATATAGGTTTGGTAATATGTCACAACTCATAAACAGACAACATGGACTAGTTGTTGGTGTTGCGCAAGAATATAGTGGTGGGTCACACCAAGATTCACACTCTGCCTGTGCTGAAAATACTGGTGGTGCGATAGGTAATGTATAACCACTATGAGAAGAATTAATCTCTATACACCCACTACAATTATATTGGTCTTCACAAATCCACTGTGTATCAAAACATTCTCCTGCCGCAAAAAATGTATCACAATCACTATAAAATGGAAAAGCTCCTGGTATTCCTTGGGTTAACCCCGTATACATTTGACACCCCGTCGCTGTTGGGTCTATCGGACATGCCCAACTTGCACAGGTTACATAATCCCAATATGTAGATGCCCCCGCTCCAGTAACTGGTGATGGGTGAGCACCCGTCGATAAAGCTCTATAACAACTTCCGTTTGGACCTTCAGTAAATTCACCTACATTATAAACATTTCCATTTACCCACGGTCCTGCTGGCCCAACAGGTAATGTTAATGGATAAGAATTCCAAGGGTTAGTTGGGTCATTACATGGTGTTGCTGTTCCTGGTGGACATGTTCCACAGTCACAATCTGGTTGTCTACAACATGGTTCATAAATATGATGACCAGGTAACGTATTACCATTAATATCTAATCCTGGATACCACATACCATCATCAGTTATAGCTGGGGGTACACCCGTCCAATCTGATGGGGTAGCACCAGATTGTATAATATCTTTTACTACCATATAACAACAACATAAATTGTAAGTTCGGTCAAAAACTATATCACCAACATAATAATTTGTAAAAGAGTTCCATTGTTGTGGTGGAACTAAATTTGCGTAATTAGTCCCGACAGAAATTGCTGTTGGTCCACCCAATACACCACTCTCCCTATTAAAGTATTCGTCTTTGGTTTCGCAATAAGTACAATCATCTATTTCACATTGAAAACAGTCAGCACTATCTAGAAAAGTATTACCTGGTAACCCACAACTTTCCGCTACAAAAATTGTTATACCGTTAACAAAATCGTAGTATTCTATAGGGGTTATATTACCAGCTACAGTAGGTGCATAAACTGTGTATGCGGTATAACCTCCGTTTACATCTGTTATTTCCCCCATTAACCCTGGTGTAGGTTCATTACTTACGGGGTCAATAACATCACCACCTATAGGTACCACATATTGTCCTGGTGTGTTACTTTTGTTCATACCTGGTTCTAAAAATCCAGGCATGTTAGTGGTATTTGAATAGGTTTGGAAACTACCTAATATACTTTCAGTAATACCTGTCACTGTAAAACATGGCATTGGTGATAGCCCACTAAATTCATTAATGTCAACTGCTGAATCTAAAGGCATGTAACTCATCGTACCCGGATTACCATATACAGCATGTCCCGCTGTTGATGAACCTACAGGTAGTCCACCTGTATTAGTAGGGCCTGTTAAATTTACTTGTTGAGGTGGCATACCACCCAATAAAGGTGATGGTCCTGGTGGTTGGGATACTATCCCTAATAAATCTAAATTAGGTACCACTATAGTTTTGGTAGTACTAACTGGTCCCCAAGGAGCGTTATATGTTATTTTTATTTGTTTATATGTTGGTACAGCTGTTGCTGCGTATTGATGGTTCCCTATAAGAGTAGGGTATTGTAATGTAGATTGTGTGCCGTCACCCCAATCTATAACATAAGCTGAGTCTTGGAATGTTTTATAAAACCCAAAATCTGTGGTATTCCAAACTCGTATATAATACCCATCGTACATACCCCCTGGGTTTGTAGTTGCACTAACAACAAAGTTTTGAAATATTTCTTTTTGGTCAATATTTCCATCCCATAGGGAATAATGACCTATATCATTAAAATCTTGGTGTAAAGAAAATGTAATATCGTATAGGTATTCACCTAATGGATTGTTACAGAGACACCAAGCTCTATTCATTTGTGCGTAAGAAGATGATTGTGATTGTAAACTTGTTGATAAATCAAAATTATTACTTTCATAATACCCTATAAGTTCGGAGTAACTTACTTGTTGTGTTACTGGTCCTGGTGTAGTTAACCAAAAACCTTTATATTCTATATACGCAAAGTCATTGACTTGACATCTACCCACAGTACCGATAGGTTGTGGGTTCACATCCCATAATATCACACAAGGGTTTGTAGGACTACAGTCACTTAACTCCATTGGGAAATTATTCATATTTCCATTCAACGCATTAAGCACTTGTGAAGCTGTAGAACTATACATTGTAGAACCAGAACAATTAGTACTATAATTAATAGGCCACATATTAGTAGCTCCTGAACATGGTATCGCCCAACTCACGTCTGGGTTGGACCTTCTTATTACATATTTATTTACTTCCATTATGGTTCGATGTATTCATAAAAAATTATCGGGGTTAGGGTACCTATTGAGCTACCCTGTATACCGTATTGTAAATTCATATTACTATAGTTATATACATTATAGTAATACTTTGGTGTTTCTGTACCTTCTCTTATGGTTAATTTAACTTGGTAGTAAAACCATTCTGGATAATCATAGGTTCCTAAGTCGGTTGTTGGGTTCCAGCTACCTGAAGGAATTAAAGGATTTTTATTTATCATTCGTGTTGATTGTCCTGTACCCGCATTAAAAAAATTACACGACATATAAAATGTATCTATTTCTAACAAATTTCTTTCCTTTAACCATTGTATGTAGTAACCCTCATTTCTAACTTGAGTGGGACCTACCGTAATGTATGGGTGGTATATATCATATTCTGGTAATTGTCCGGGAGCTAAATCACCAGAAGCTAGTTGTGAGAAGTACTCCAATGGGTCTTCATTAATATCAACCATTGCTGGGTAATCTTTATCACAATTGTTAGCTGGAACAACTATAGAAAACATTAATTTTTGTTCTTTTCTTAATGGTGAGTCCCAATAATCAAACTTAAAAAAACTATTAACAAAAGATTTTTTATTTTTTGCTAATTCGTAGTCTTTATACCCAAGTGGTTTAAATTTATCAAAATAAGTTCCACCAGAATAAAACTTAAATTCATAATGAATAAATGAACCACCACTAAAAGAATATCTAGTAGTTTCATAATCTTGTATTATATTTACATTATCTTGTTGTTCTACTACTTCATAATCACGTATTAATTGTTCACGACCTACCTCATCAAAGGTTTGTCCTATAGGGATGGTAATTTGTTTTTCCCCTAGTGAAGCTTTTATTTGTATTCTATTAACAGACATCTATCATTTCATTTAACATTGTCATTGATGACATTGGTTCTATTTTATTTAAAATTGGTCCTACTGGTATATGTTTAAACTCAACACTAAGATGTGGGTAATGTGCGTCATTTAAATAAGGATAACTTACCCCGTACCCATTATCTTCATACATTTCGACTGGTAACTGATTTCTCCATCTAAAAGTTTCTTCACTAATTAAATATCTAGCATATTGTGGTGAATTTTCTAAACTATCACTATAATTTATGGTGTTAGAAAACGGCCTTATTAGTATTCTGTGATGTGGTTTATATTTGTATATTGAGTGTTTTTCAGATGGAACCTGGGTTGTAACCCCTTCCACTAATACTGATGGATTAAGTTTTAATGCGTGTCCTATCTCTGAAATTATTCTTTCTTTTATTTCATAAGGGTTCCATTCTACAAATGCACCTCTAAATGTAGCTCCACTAGTTGGTAGTGGGTCTACCCCATTTGTTGGGTTAGTTTGGAATAAGTTTACTTTGTTGTGGGGTAAAGTATCTATATCAATAAAGGGGTCTAGAAATCCGTTAGGTTGGAAATTCCAATTCCACCCATAGGTAGCTGGAGAATTCGCGGCTAATCCAGAATCTCCTTCGTAGTCCCACATAGCGTTTCTATTACTTGGTACCATGGTAAGGTAAAATTCTGATACAGGCCTATTCCAATTATCAAAATATCTTTCCGCGTCAAAATCTCTTGTAAAACAATACAAATAAGATTTAAACTCTTCTCTAATAACAGTTTTTTCTATACCGTCAGGTGTTTTTTTATCACTAAAATTTCTACCCTTTCTATTGTAAATACCAAATTCGAATCCAGTTCTATCTAAAGTATAGTCGTTAGACCTACTTATCAATTTGTGTTGATGCACATAATATTGTGATTTTGTTTCGGCTATGTTATCTATATTTATAATTCTTTTAAATGTGCCTACACATTTTGAGGGGATAGCTCCACTATCTATACCTTTAATATTCACATTTAAAACGTAGTCTTCTGAATTTGTTGTACCATCACCAAATGAATCTATTTTAAAAATTGTTTCAAATCTTGTTGTTGGTATTAGATTTAAAGTATAGGTCAATGGGATGGTAGTAATTAAATTGGCTCCACCGAAACTTGTTGGTGTGGACTGTATCTCTATATATTCACCTGGTTGTATACCGTGACGTGCTCTAGTTCTAAACCTTAAAGTATCTTTACCGTCAATCACTACTGTTTCTAATGTAAATGGAATGCCGTCTCCAGCAACAAAATTTAAACCAGATGTTCCACCAGTATAATCTATGTGAAATTGCATTGTTTGACCTGATTGATGGGAGTAAATATAAGAAGTATATAACACCCAATTATCTTGGTACGCAGTAGCGAAATTAAATGGTCCTATACCTCCCCCACCACCGGGACCATACCTTCTATTAGGTATCATATCAAAAGTAACTGCTGGTGGTAACCCACTACATGGTGGTCCACAAAATGGTCCTGGATATAATAAACAATCAGGACAACCCCTAAAATCCGGTATAAAATACATGTTTGATATGGTGTTTGTGTTGGTTGTTTCACCACTAATTACGTTATTGTACAACATATCTATTTTACCGTATAATCGATAAGTGGTAGAATACTGTCTTTCAAAATTAAATTGGTCTTGTAGATTTAATACTAAATTTCTATCCCCTTCTATTAAATTTCTTTTGTCTGACTCCAAAAAAGCTTGTAATCCAACATCTTTATCTGTTGACCCCGCAAATCTAGCGGAACCTCTAAGAGCTCTTATGTTTTTATCTGTACTCATTATAATACCGCGTCTGCTAATTCTTCATCGACATATAACCTTAAAAACGTATTGTAAGATGTTTGTCCAGGTCTTAAACCAAAATAATAAAATAATGGTTGTGTCATGTTTATTGTTGGTGAACTAGTTGGTGTTAGTGGTGGATAGTTGGCTGGTTGTAATAAACTATTGTTAACACCCATAGTTCCTGCGTTTGAACCTTGGAAATAATCGTTAACTAGGGGGTTAGGTTCTGGCCATATATTTGTAGATACTGGCCCTAAATTTATAGCTCCGACTGGACTAAGAGGAATAGCTGTTTTTCTTCTATAATCCCCAAAGGTTCCTGACCAATCATTATAATCACTACCGAATGGTGTTCCAGGTGCACCGTCTAAATTCCATATATAATAAGGGACTGGTTGTGAAGAAGCTCTTAAATCTTCTGTTAAACATTCTATTAAATCAATTCCCGACATAATAGTTTGTGTAGCTGCTGTAAATAACATAGGTTCCCATTGAATCCATCTTCTAGCACCATCACCAAAAACACCGTGTTGTACGTAGGTATCATTAAATGGGTTATTACCATCACCAGGATATGGATATTCCATTAACTCACCCAGTGTAGTACCTGTATTTATACCCGAATTTCCATTGTTATCAAGACATATACAACCCGTAGTACTCATATTACTTTCATAACCCACAACACCCACCATACAGTTTTGCATGATAGCTTGTGCGACATCTCCACCTATTTCATTTTCTGGTCTTGTAAAGAAACTACCTAATGCAGCTAATGCATAATTAGCTTTTAAATTATATATATCTGAAACTAGTTCTGTAAAGTCTTGAAAACTGGTATGGCCTATTTGGTCGGTAACTGAACATTCTTCAGCAAATTGAGGGTCTAAACATATTTGTTGTATACATTGATTTCTAGAACCCATATCTACTATTGTAGTTGGAAAAAGGATGTGTCTCCTCATGTCACCATCAGAATGTACATCTGAACTAGAGTTCCCACCTCTTACACCGTCTTCATCACCTAAAAAGTATCCTGTATTAGTTGTTGAGTCCCATTTAAAGGGTGTGGACCTATAATATACAACATGTTCCGATGGGTGTATGTAAACTAACTTTTTACACCATTTAGAATCTGCGTTATAACTATCATCCGCAACACTATATTTTAATTTCATTTTAAACTGGAATTGATATAAAAATCCACTTACCCATGCGTTTTCCCAGAAATAATTCATTACACCATTACATAAAGCACTTGCTATTTTTTGTCTTCTTGCCCATTGAAAGAATGTTGTTAAACTTAGATTTGCTATAATACATGCTGGGTTAAAACACATTACTTTAACATAACACCCTCCACCTGCTGGTCCATCAAAATCACTTGTTGTACTTGTAGAGTCAAACCCATACCAATCTGGGCAACATACTCTTGCCTCGTCCTGTGCTCCACAACAATCATTCCCACCCCATTGAGCTAAACTACTAAAGAATCCACCCTCACAATCTGAGGAGTCATAAGCTGCTGTACCACCTGGACATGGGAAATTATTTGCTAATGCTTGCATTTCATTATTTGCGGTATTACGACATGTACATTTTTCACATTCGGGATATTTGGTTTGTCTAAGAGTAAATAATACAAACCCTAGTGGGAAACCAAAATAAGCACAGTTAACATTTCCTGGCCCACAAGCAAAGCAGCCACTACCACTAACACAAATACAATCACAACCTAATCCCGCTATTAAACCATCCAAAGGTCCACTTACCCAAGGTAAACTACTAATAACATTGTTAATTAATATTAAAATGGCACATAAAGCATATAAAAATAAAAGTATGGGTAATAGTATTATTCCAAATATAAAAGATAGAATACCTACTATTAATGACAAACCCATAAAAATAATACCCATTAAATCTATTAATAAATTATTTAAATAGATAATAAATTTTGCTCTTCTAACAGCACTGTTAACTGGAAAGTGAACTGCTGTTGTAGAACATTGTTGTTCTTCTTCTGGTAATATTTCTTTAACACCTAGAAATTGTCTCCTACCATTATGTTTAACATGGTCATGAAATTGTGATACCGTATAAACCCTATTAAAACTCATGTCATAAAAATAATCTAATGCTCCAGGCAATAAATTAGTTTGTGCATGTGGATGATAATCACTATATTGTATGGAAAAGGCGTAGGATTTTGGGTCTATATTTGTCCAGTTACCATCTGAACTATCCCCAACATCATTATTATACTCTCTAATATTTGGGACTAGGTAACTCCCCCTTCTTCTATTTCTTGCTGTTCCTGCTGACTGTTCAGGTCTAATCCTAAATCTATACCTACCTCTCGTAGGTACACCTTTTTCAGGGTCTTGTGATTTGACCAAATTACCGAATTCGTCAGTAATTACATGGTCTAAATTCATTGGTAAATGGACTAGGAAGGCTCCTGTATTATCAATAACTCTACCTCCATCATCTAAATAGTATCTTTCTAATACCGGTACTGTACCTCCAGCAGCAAGTCCTGGTGAGGTAGTTGAGGTATAAGCGTTAGAATCTTCTTTAAAAAACGGTGTAAATCTAATTGCGTCTATCATACCCGGTTGGGAAACTAGACTACATAGATTTCCTTGTGCTCTTCTGGGTCTACATGCAAAGTTAACTGAGTCTTTATCGGTATCGGTAGCTGTACTACCCATAAAAATAGACATAGGTTTTAATTTAAACCCACTATCTTGTAAATCAAAATCTACTCGAGTTATTGAAGCATTACATAATTCTTCATCACCCCAAAAAGGTCTTACATCTATTGATTTTGTTTGATTTAATATTTGGGGAAGACTGTCTATACTGGTATCACTTTTAAACTTGGGCCCATCAAAGTCTGTTGGTGAAAAACCCATCTGTTTAAAGTCTTCAGGGAGTAAAGAAAAACACCCTATATCACTTAGGTCAACGTCCATTACAATATTTTGGTCTCCGGTAGGAACACCATATATCATAAAATCACCAGACTCATTAGTTTTTACTGTAAATTTATAGTATTTGTCATAGACATACCTAACATCTTGGTTACTTAAAACATTTCTAAGTTTTGGGAAAGTTCCTACTGGAACGTGACAGTCAAAATTTTGTTCTGAACTTAATAAATTATATCTTTTACCTTCTTCATCTCTATCATATGGTTGGGAATAAGGATAAAGTTGTTTTATAATTGGGTTATTCTCATCTTCAGCGTCCAAAGGAACGAATATAGAAACTTTAGCGTTTGGTATACCAAAACCACCATTAGATATAACTCTACCGACCACAACACCAAAATCTGCGCACATTCTACTATACACATCTTGTTGTGTTAAAGACAAACTTAATATTTCTAATAAATCAAAATCTTGTTTTAATTCGAATGTTAAGTTCTTTTCTTTACCTATTTCTGTCCTTACTCTAAATGATTTTGGCATATGTGCTTTACTAAATAAATATTTATTGTAGTAAAACTAATAATAGATACTACTAATTTTTAGTAAAGGTTATGCGAATACCGGTTTAACAGGCCTTTGGACTCGTATTGAGATGTCTTTTTGTGGGAATCTTATCTGTAAAATCTCATTCGGTTGAGCATAAACTGTATCATTAATTAAACCAATTTGATTGGTTAAATCATTAGTGAATGGTTGATTTGTTACCGATTGGGAGTATTGTCCACCTACTTTATTATGTACTCTAAGGTCTACTATATTTACAACCCCTGGTTGATTCATTATTTGACCCCTTAAATCACCTAAAGAGAGGTCTTGACCCATTTCTATCTTATTGGTATTAAAATAATCCGTTACTTTATTTATGACTTCAGTTATAATGGAACCCTGATTTACTGATTGTTCTAAAATTAAATCGATATCAAAACCTAAATCTATTACTTTTGCTGCTCCCACCATAATATAGTCATTTAACATCCTATAATTAGAAAGATAATTTGCTATATTATTTTTTAATGTGTTACTAACACTAGAAGTTAATTTACCATCTGGTGTGTAGGACAACACATTAACCTCCACTTTATTTTCAATTTCTGTGACCCCTACTTTTGCCGCTGCCCCAAAAGTAGCGGGCATAGTTCTAAGTTTATTTACATAATCGTTAATCGTAACAGCTCTTTGTTGTGCGGCAAAATTAAAAGAAATGTAATTTCTAATTTCTTCTGTACTCATCGGGTCAGCCCCACCAATAGCTGCCGAAACATTTCTTACCGCTAAACTGTTGACTACTGTTTGATTTATTTGTTGACTAGGTCCAGCGACTACAAAATCTACCGTACCTATACCATTAATCGCTCCCGCACCAACATTAGAAGCTCTACCACCACCCACTCTATATTGTACGAATATTGTACTATTTCCTTTCACCATATTACCTAATGATGTATTATTCATAAAATTAGACATGTCTAACTTAACACCTAAACTTGTAAACGAATCTAACAGGTCTTGGGATGTTTGGTTTCCTGCACCAAATGTTAAAAAGAAAAATCCTTCTGGTGTGAATTCAGTAACAAATCTTTGTGGTGCTTGTATATATTTACCTACTTTTATACCACTTTTATCTGGTGGAGATGATGGGTCTTCAATAAAAACATCCTCTAAAGCTAAAGCATCTACCTCATACCACTTATTACTAGAGTTAGACATAAACTCACTGTTTGGTGGTAGAGACTGATATCCCACACCATCTTTTTGTATAACGGATGTAACACCTATAACATTTTTATCCGGTAAAAATAATTTATAAAATGGTTTACTATCTACATCTGTAATTTCTTTTTTAAATACTTTGGTGACCCCATTAACAACCACTTCTCTTTTTGTGATGGTGTAATTATTTAGAATTCCGTTTGAGTCGTAGTTTGGTGTTTTAAATCTATTTCTTACACCGTCAATACTATAGATAGATGAAAAATCACAGTCATTAACTAATTCAAATATGTTACCACCTCCTTTAAATTGTGAACCTTTTCTTAATAACCCCAAATATTTAAAATCTTCTTTATCTCCTAGGACCGGTACTATAACAGAAATATCAACTACCGTTATTGATGGTCTATTACCTGGCACTTTTAATCCATATGTTTTTGCTAAGTTATATAGAGAACTTCTTTCTTGAGCAAATTGTAGTACTGTTTCTTGAAATGTCCTATCTATTTGGAAATTTAGATTGTCTGCTACGGCAGCGTTTAAATCTAAAAAAATAGAGTATATAGACGAATCATTAGCATTTTGTATTAAATCGGGGTAATAGGTATTGGTTATTCTTAATAATTCATTTCTTATACCTAAAAAATCTCTTTCCGTATATGCTACTTTTTTATCTGCCATATTATAAATTTATTATAACAAAATCTTTAGTTTCGAAAACCGAACTACCTATACTATAATCTATTCTTATTCTTACCGTATATTCTTGTTCTTTTTCACCAGCAAAACTAAAACTATTATCTTCTCCAATTAGAAGTGTATCCTCTTCTCTAACCTCATCCATATTTTTGATTTCTATATTGTTAATTACCAGATTAGGTATATATTTTGCTACGGATTTTCTTATTTCTTTATCTATCGAGGATATTGTTCCTGAGTCTAGTGGTTCGAATAAAAACCTCATCAAGTTAGTGCCGAAATCTGGTAAAAAATATCTAGAACCTTTTTGGGTCATTATTAAATGCATTAAATTTGACCTGACTTCAGCATCAGGATTAGAATTTAACCCTAGAAAGAAGCCTTCACTGCTTTGAGTGAAAGGAAATTTTATACCATATTTTTGATTGGGCATAGTTTTTTATAATAAATACTTGATAATTTAGTTTATGGTATACGGGTATTATATTAAATTACTTTCCGTATTCTTTATTTAATTTGGTGTGTGGTGGGGAATAAGGACAGTGTTTACAACCATTGCCACAACAAAACCCCCTTCTTTTATGGTATTCTGCTGTCATGACCATTCTTCCGTTTTCCCAATAAAAATCATTTGCTTGTAGTTTTGGTTTCAAAAATTCTTTATAATGTAATTCTGAAATCCAATCATCTTTTCTATTCATTTTTTATATCTATTACTTTTTCTTTATGTTCACAATGAGGACATACTATTGTTTGTTCGTAAGTTAAATCTTTGGTGTTATTTAAAGACAATAAATGGTAGTCAGATATTGACCACCATTTATTACATTTACCACAATTAAAGTGGTATAATATCTCTTTAGATACCTTATGCCTCATTCAATTCTTTTGCTTTTTTCATAGTTTTTACATCAATATCCACTTCACAACTACCACCAGCACATGCAAGTTCACCCGTTAGGTTGGTGTTGTCATCTAGTTCAACAACTTTACTTAAATCAACTTCTTTAAGAGATTCCATCATCTCGTGATATTGTTCTTCTGTAATATCTTCAAAAGGTGCTTGTGTGTAAGTACCCCCATTGTATGGTAGAACCGATAATCCATTATAAGCTTTTCTATTATCCCACATCCATTCTCCAGCTTTATCCCATTCGTCTTCTTTTAAACTAATTGTTGCAGACACGTTGTGAGAGTTAGACCCATTTCTATGTCCGGACCTTACCCATTCTGTAGCTACTTTTTTTACTCTTTCTAATAAATCAAATGGAGATTCAGTTCGTAATATAGACCCCACAGGTGCTTTTTGTGGAATACTAATTACAGCTGTGTCGTGTGGTCTAAAATATTCATCTTCCACTAATTCTGGGTGATTAATATTTAAATAAGTATAAATCGCTTCATTTTTACCCACCCTAACTCTTCTAATATAATAATCATTATGCCATGCATGGATACCTGAACTTGTCCCTAATGTTAATGATGTAGTTCCTGCAGGTTTAACTGTTGTACATCTTGCTGATGGGTTAATATCTATTAGTTTGGATACTCTGGTATTTTCTCGTTTAACTAAACTAGCAGCTTTTTTCATGTCATATTTTAATACTTTTCCTGAACCAATACCTGTCATTGATACACCTATTAAGGCATCTTTTTCTGTTGTTTCTTGCCATATCTCTCTTAGATAATGGAAAGATGTGTACCCAGCTTGAAGTGTTCCAATAAAAGCTGCTACTTTTACTCTTTCATTTAAGTCTTCTTGTGATTCTATATTTGAAACATTTACCTCGCAAAGATTACAAAACTGATTAGGTCGAAGTGCGATTTCACAACAAGGATTTGTACCCCAATCTTTATCGTTATTTAGATAGATTCCTGGTTCTCCTGCTCCTGATAATTCAACACGTTTCCATAAGTCCATAAAAAATTCTTTGGTGATTTTATGTCTCATTAAACAAGCTGAGTTATTAGCTCTACCTCTTTGTGGATTCAATTCCCACCAATTTCCTGCTTTACAAGAAATCATAGCATCGTCATCAGCACTAAATAAACTAATAAGAGCTGCTCTACGAATACCCCCGGCAAGTACCGCGTCTGCGATATGACATATAATATCATGTACTTCAATAGTTGTAAGTTGTTCTCCATTTTCTTTTTGATTTAATAGACCTTCTATTTTAACTAAACATTCTTTTAGTGGTTGAGGTCCCGGTGCTTTACCACCTGATGTTATTAATCTTGCTCCTTTTGGTCTTATATCTGAATAATCAAATTCTACTCTACTACCACCACCATTCATATATGTTTTCATTAAAACCTTTATTGCATCTGCCCAACCTTCTATTGAATCACCAATTAAGAATCTTTTCTTTCTTTTTGGGTATGGTTTTTGGATTACTGGTAATTTTTTTACATGGTGCTTTTGAACTGAGTATCCAACACCTGTTCCACCCAATAGTAGAAACATAGTTTCTGGAAATGAATCTATATGGTCAATAGGTAGGTAAGCACAATTATAAATTCTATTCGGACTAATCTCAATTGGTTTACCACCAAATTGCATACTTCTCATTGATGGTAGTACTTTTTTATCATACACTAACTTATATTTTTGCTCTATTTCTTCCTTTAAATTAGGGTATTTTTTCTGATGCATTTTTTTATTTCGGGTAACTAATTCTTCCCACGTTTCTCTTCTATTTAGTTCCGGTATATATTTTGCGTACTTCATGTAGACAGTAATATCCGACAGAATCTTATTTGATACTTCCATATTTTTTTCTTTTATTAATTATTTTTGTTTATTACTTGCTGTCGTCTTTGTAGAGCACGAGCAATTTTTTCTCTATTTCTATTTGTTTTTTCCTCCTCAAAACCTAAGAAAGTTTGTGTAGTTTCGGTGTCTATTTCTAAAGTTCCATTATCAAATTTACAATTTTCAAATATAACACCATCTCTTCCTAGTCTTGATTTGACAATGGCTATAGTTGCTAATCCCATTTCTTTTTGTTGTAAAGTCTTTGCAACTGATATAATTACGTGTCCTACTTGTGCTTTTTTAATAGAACCCCCCATTTGGTCTGTAGTTACCACATCTGAAGATATGGAACTTCTATTTCCTTGTGTTGCTGTCCAACCTGCTATATCCAATTCGTGACACATCCCCTCAAATTTTCTCATAACAGAACCTTCACCTTTCCATTCATCATTAAATGAACGGTCTGGTAATATACAGTCAATGTAATCAATTAATACTATATCTATTTTAGTTCCTTCAGATATAATTTTTCTTACTTGATTTTTA